TTACAACCGCAGGCGCAACTAATGCAGGTAGTGCGTTCATTTTGTCTCAGACAGCGGCAATTACTGTAGGTACAACTGCACTGCCGTTTACACTCTTCTCAGACCAACTGAACTATGTTGGCGGCACAAACATTGATGTAACAGGTCTGACTATTTCGTTGACCGGTACGGTAGCCCCCACAAACGGCGGCACTGGGGTTAACACGGTTACTACGGGCGATCTGCTGTATGGTTCAGCCACAAATACGTGGAGCAAACTGCCAAAAGGCACGGCGTACAGATCCTTAATTATGGATGCTTCGGCAACCAACGTTGAGTGGAACGCTGTTGCCCTCAATCAATCAAACGCAGTGTCTGGTACATTAGGCGCTACTAACGGCGGTACAGGTCAAAGCTCTTACACGCTTGGTGATACGCTTTATTCAAGCGCATCTAATACGTTGGCTAAGTTGGCAGGCAACACTACAACCACTAAGAAATTCTTGGTTCAGACCGGCACAGGTGCTGTGTCTGCTGTCCCTGCATGGGATGTGGTCAACGGTGCTGATGTAAACGGCAACATTACAGGCTCTGCTGGTTCAGTGGCTAACGCTTTGACTGCTGGTACATACTTGACCAGCGGAGGCACTTTTAACGGTGCTGCTGCCCGTACATTTGCTGTTGATGCAACGACAACAAACACCGCGTCTAAGGTGGTTGCTCGTGACTCTTCTGGTAACTTTGCCGCAGGAACAATTACAGCAACTTTAACAGGTAACGCCACTAACGTATCTGGTACTGTGGCTTTTGCTAACGGTGGTACAGGTGAAACCACTCGTCAAGCTGCGATGGATGCGCTGGCGGGCGCTGTCACTTCGGGTCAATACTTACGTGGTAACGGTTCAGATGTGGTGATGTCCACAATTCAAGTTGCGGATGTACCGACACTCAATCAAAGCACTACGGGTAATGCGACCACTGCTACAACAGCTACAAACTTGGCTGGCGGTTCAGCGGGCACGGTTCCTTATCAGTCAGCGGCTGGCACTACGGCTATGTTGGCTGCGGGTTCTTCTGGGCAAGTGCTTCAGTCTAACGGTGCGTCAGCACCTTCATGGGTTGCGGCTACAGCAGCGGCAAATAACGGCACACTAACATTGGCGGTGTCAGGCACAGGGTTGTCTGGTTCCGCCACGTTTACAGCTAACCAATCAACCTCAAGTACATTTACTGTTACTTCAAACGCAACAAGTGCAAACACGGTGTCGGCTATTGTTGCCCGAGATGCGTCAGGTAACTTTTCCGCCGGTACGATTACAGCGACTTTAACCGGAAACGTCACAGGCAACGTAACAGGTAACACATCTGGATCAGCCGCCACTTTTACAAGTACTTCTCAAAACTCGCAATTTAACTCGATTGGCGTGGGTACAGCAGGTTCAACTACAGCCGGTGAGATTCGCGCAACCGCCAGCGTGGTGGCTTTCTATTCTTCTGACATTAAGTTTAAAGAGAATGTACGCAACATTCCTAATGCAGCACAAACCGCAACAGCTATTGGCGGTAAGTTGTTTGATTGGAAAGATGACTACATTGAAGAGCACGGCGGTGAAGACGGCTACTTTGTTCAAAAGGCTGATTTTGGTGTAATTGCTCAAGACGTGCAGGCTAAATTCCCTGTTGCAGTTCGCACTCGACCAGACGGTTCATTGGCGGTAGACTACGAGAAACTCAGTGCTTTGGCTTTAGCTGCAATTGCCGAGCAAGAAGAGCGAATTGCCAAACTTGAGGCGCTGGTCGCCACACTCATTAAGGGTTAAAAATGTCAAACACGTATTCCAACCTAAAGTTTGAGATTATTGAGGTCGGTGGTAATGACGGCACATGGGGGCCTATTGTTAACACTAACGTAGGCACTGCGATTGAGCAAGCTATTGTGGGTATGGCTACGCTGATAACGGGAGACTTTACCTCCAACGTCTGCACCTTGACGCTGACCAACACAAACGCAGCGCAGAACGCTCGGGCAGCATGTTTAAACATTACAGCCACACTGAGCGCAGCGGGTACTTTAAACGTACCAGCAATTCAAAAGCCGTACATTATTTTGAACAATTCTGTAGGTGGATTTGCCATCACGGTCAAGGTTAGCGGTCTAACAGGCGTTGCAATCCCTGCTGGTAAAGCCTGCGTGGTCTATAACAATGGTACAGACGTAGTTGAAGCAATCAACTATATGTCCTCTCTGACGCTTGGCACAGACTTGGCAATTACAGAAGGCGGTACAGGATCTTCTTCAGCTTCTGGCGCACGTACTAACCTTGGTGCAACTACGCTGGGCGGCAATCTATTTACCATCACAAACCCAAGCGCAGTTACGTTTCCACGATTTAATGCAGACAATACCGTCTCAGCTTTGAGCGCCTCAGATTTTCGTACAGCAATTGGTGCTGGGGGTTCGGGTGCTGTAAGTTCAGTCACAGCCTCGGCTCCTTTGGCTTCTTCTGGCGGCACAACACCAAACATCACATTAAGTGGCGCACTACCCACTGCTAACGGCGGCACGGGGAACATTAATGGCACTGTAGCCAAACTTGCTACAACAAACTTTACCGTTGAGGAATCCGGCGGAAATTTGGTTTTTAAATATGGCGCTACTACAATTGCGTCAATGACAAGTGCTGGTGTATTTACAACACTGAGCGATATTAACAGTAACGGTACACCTTAATAGGAGCTTTAAATGCCAACATCTCTTGTATCAACGGGCGTTCAATTTCCCGACAACTCAATTCAAACTACTGCGGCAACGGCGGCCCCGGTGCCCGGCGCTACGGCTGTGGGTGGCACGATTCTTATTCCTTACGGCAATTATGCAACTCTTGGGTATGCGGCAAACGTAGCAAATTCAATAACTAATAATTGGACATTTCTACCTCCTTTCCCTTTTAGTAGTGGTGGTACTATTACTCTTAACAACGGCACTAACTACGTACCAATATATTCTTCATATTATCAAGGCTGGCTTACCATTCTTAATATTAACAATGACAGCAGCACTGCACAAAGTTGGATTTGTTTATCTAGAAACGGGGGTATTAGTTACGCACCTATTATGCGTGCTATTTCAAGCACTTTTAATCCGGGATCTTTCACATACACAATTGGAAATCTTTATAACCGGCAAGCGCCTATTGCAGTGGATGATTCTAACGGGCGCATATTTTGTGTATGGACTGATGAGGTATCAAACTATCTAGGTGTAGCATACCAAACTACGATAGGTAATCAAAATTCTACTTGGACGAATTCTGGAATTATATCGTCAAGCGCCTATGGTCAAACGCCACGGATTAATGCTTTTGCTTACGTTAATATGGGCGGTGTAACAGGCAATTCAGGTATTGTTGCTAACTTTAAACCGTATGAAACGGGAAACCAAATATCTGTAATTGCAGCGGGTGGCACATCATATACAAATCGATTTAGCAGTGGTAGCCCCACAGGCAGCAACTACGGCGGCAACATGGTCTGGAATTATTCAGGCTTAAAAGCATTTGCGATTACACCTAACGGGCAAGGCGGCGCAAGTGTGTCTACAAACGTGAACCAGTCTTGGACGGCAATGACCAACTTGAGCAACACTCCGGGGTCTGATTTTACCGGTGGTATGGCAATGAGTTCTGCATATAACGTATACCCTGTTAGTAGTCGTACACAGCTTAATTATTCAACAACATTTGGTTCATGGACTACTACTAGCCCCGGGCTTGGCACTATATCTGGGTTAACGCATAACGGTACGTATTGGATACTTCGCACTGCCCAAGGTGTATTTTACTCATCTTCTGCCACACCAACAGGCTGGACTGCCACAGGGTTTTTACCCGTCGGCTCAAATTCAGAAAGTTTTCCTATTGCTCTTCGTCAATATTGAGGTAATAAATATGTCTAATGGAATTAGAGTTAAACGTGACATACTTCTCGCAGATTGTGATTGGATGTTTTCTCTCACAGACCGCCCTATTAAAAATAGAGAGGCATGGCTTACATACCGTCAAGAACTACGGGACATTACAAAACAAGCTGGTTTTCCAGATGACGTAATTTGGCCTACCCGTCCTGATTACGTAACCAACAATAGTGGGGTTGTTCGTGTCTGAAATTATTTACGATATAAAAATTGTTGACAATGTGTTTGTCAAGATGATTCCACTAAAAGAAGTTGGCACTTTGGAGCGTGGGCATTCACATACGTTTGACCACATCACCTTGTTGTCAACAGGCGCGGTATTGATGAGGGCTAAAGGACAAGAGGTTGAGCACGTCGCGCCCAAGCTAATTGTCACGCCAAAAGGTATCAAGCATGAGTTTGAAGCTATTCAACCCAATACAACTTTGTACTGTATTCATGCAATTCGTGATGGCGATGGCGTGGATGATGTTGCGCCTCAAGATGTCCCCTTACATAAAGCTATGGATTACATCCAACATTTCCCACTTGCGGTGGGGGATGATGGTAAGCGTGTGTAGTCATGAGAGATTGGGCTGAAGCATTCATTGCCGCAGCCTGTATGGTGGCCTTCGTCATTTTTGGCACGTACATAATTGCATGGAGTTGGAGTTGATATGAATTGGTCAGACGCACTCAAAGCAGTAATACCAATCGTTGTTATGTCTTTGGCGTGGCTATTGGGGCAGGTTAACTCTTTCTCTGAGCGCCTGACTAAGATTGAAGGCCAGATGCCTGCTTTGATTACCAAAGAAGGTATTCCAACGGATAGCCCTATATCTGCCGAGCGCCGCGCCGTTTTAAAAGAGGGTTTGATGAACCACATCAATGAATTACAGGTCAAGGTTCGCTTGCTTGAAGAACGTGAAAAACTGGGGAAAAAATAATGCTTGACATTCTATCTGGTGGTATTCTAGGGTCTGTGTTTGGTGGGCTGTTCCGCCTTGCGCCTGAAGTTCTAAAGTTCTTTGACAGGAAGAATGAGCGCCAGCACGAACTCAATATGTTTGCCCGCCAGTGCGAGTTAGAAACGCTTCGCGGTCAGCAGAAGTTGGCTGAGATTGGTGCACAGCGGGAAGCCGCTATTGACGTAGGTGTTATGGATGCGTTTAACAACGCAATTGTTCAGCAAGCTGAGATGGTAAAAGCCGCAGGCGGTTGGGTTGCTAGTCTTTCAGCTTCTGTGCGTCCAGTGGTCACATACTGGGTGCTGTTCGTCTGGTCGTTCATCCACGTATGGTTTGCATGGAACGCATGGCTTGCAGGTGCGCCAGCCGTAGAAGTGTTTAAAACAATGATGACACCTGACTTTTCAGCCTTATTGTCTGGGACAATTAACTATTGGTTCCTTGACAGAACTCTAAAGCAACGTGGCCTATGAACTTGGAGCTTGCCGCTGAACTATGCCGCCGGTTTGAAGGGTATCGGGCCAAGCCCTACCTTTGTCCGGCTAACGTGGCAACGATTGGTTATGGTTCTACCTACTACGCAGACAAGCGTAAGGTAACGTTAGAAGATGCCCCGATGGATGAACCTACTGCTAGGGCGCTTTTGATGATTGAGCTTGAGCATACGTACCTGCCCGGTGTTCTGCGTAACTGTCCCGGCCTGATTCTGGACGAACGCAGGTGCAACGCCATCGTGGACTTTGCCTATAATTTAGGCGTTGGGCGCTTGCAAACAAGTACATTAAAGAGGAAAATCAACGCTAGTGATTGGGAAGGAGCCAAGGAACAACTGATGCTCTGGACTAAAGGTGGCGGCAAGGTACTGCCGGGACTGTTTAAACGTCGCACTTCTGAGTGCGCTTTGTTGGATTAACCGATGCCGTTAAAAAAGATTCTATTTCGTCCGGGGGTTAACCGCGAAAATACACGGTACGCATCCGAGGCTTTGGGGTCTGTAAATTCCGGCACAAATGCGGCTGGTGGATGGTATGAATCTGAGAAGGTTCGTTTTCGTTCAGGAACCCCCGAGAAGATTGGCGGCTGGGTTCGCATATCTGATGAAACCTATGAGGGTGTGTGCCGCTCACTGTGGAATTGGGTCACTCTAACCGGCGCTAACCTAGTGGGTGTGGGGACTAACTTAAAGTTTTACATTGAATCCGGCGGAGCATATAACGACATCACGCCCCTGCGTGTAGTTCCTGCACCCACCATCAACAACAATCCGTTTGCGTTGACGGCATCTACCACAGTCACGGTTACAGACACGGCTCATGGCTGCGTGACGGGGGACTTTGTAACCTTTAGCGGCGCAACAACTATTGGCGGTGGCGGCACAAACGTCACGGCTGCTGTTCTTAATCAAGAGTTCCAAGTCACTGTAATTAACGCTAATTCATACACAATTACAATTTCTGTAACACCAAACGCTACGGCTATTGCAGGTTCCCCCGGTGGTGGGGCTTCTGTTGTGGCTGCATATCAACTTAACGTTGGCCCTGAGTTTGCCATTCCATTAACCGGGTGGGGTGCAGGGGCTTTTGGTGCGGGATTGTTTGGTTACGGTGGAACATCCACATCTTCTTTGCGTCTATGGAGTCAATCTAACTTTGGGGAAGACTTAATCTTTGCCCCCCGTGGTGGTGGTTTGTACTATTGGGATCAAACTAACGGTTTAAACACTCGTGGCGTTTTAGTGTCTAGCATTATGGGCGCAGACGCAGATGTACCTTCGGTTGTTCTGTCTACATTTGTGTCTGATGCAAGCCGGTTTGTGTTCTGTTTTGGCTGTGATGACTACAGTTCTTCCTCCCTAAACCCCATGCTAATTCGCTGGTCGGATCAAGAAAACTTCCTTGTTTGGACTCCTGCACCTACAAACCAAGCAGGTAGCTTGCAGTTGTCGCACGGCTCTGAAATTGTCGCCGCCATTCAAGCCCGTCAAGAGATCGTGGTGTTTACGGATTCTGCTCTTTATTCGCTTCAGTACGTAGGGCCACCCGTGGTTTGGTCTTCTCAATTACTAGGCGATAACGTATCAATCATTGGCCCGAACGCAGTTTGCTTGGCTTCCGGCGTGGTCTATTGGATGGGCGTAGACAAGTTCTACAAATACGATGGTCGTGTGCAGACCTTGCGTTGCGATCTCCGTCAGTACATCTTTAGCGATATTAACTTGACGCAGGCACTTCAAGTATTTGCGGGAACCAATGAAGGCTTTAATGAGGCGTGGTGGTTCTATTGCTCTGCTGGTAGCAATACCGTGGACAAGTATGTTGTTTACAACTACCTAGAAGACATTTGGTACTACGGCACGATGGCACGATCTGCGTGGCTTGATTCAGGATTGCGCAATTACCCTTTGGGTGCAACGTACATCAATAATTTGGTCAACCATGAGCTTGGCGTAGACGATAACGCTACATCCACAACTACAGCTATCAGTGCCTTGATTGGCTCTTCTGAGTTTGATATTGACGACGGTCATAACTTTGGGTTTATCTGGCGTGTCCTGCCTGACTTGACATTCCGTGGTTCTACCAGCGGTACGCCTCAATGTACAATGACGTTGATCCCTTTTGAGAACTCGGGTTCAGGTGCAACTGATCCACGCTCAACCGCAGGGACAAGCAACGCATCTATTCAACGCATTGCCACCGCTCCCATTGAAGAGTTTACGGGACAGGTATATATCCGTGTCCGTGGTAGGCAGTTGATATTCCAAATGGAATCTACTCAAGTTGGCACTACGTGGCAGTTGGGTGCACCTCGTATTGACATTAAACAAGACGGCAGAAGGGGCAACTCATGAGTTTTATGCAGGATGCTCCTCCGCGCCTACCGGCTCCACCGCCAGAGTATGACGCTGCCTACATGGGTCAGATGTTGAATGTGTTGAACTTGTTCTTTCAACGTTTAAACGCTATTCAGCCAATCAATATTGCGCAGTTAAATATCAACATTGATACCTTGCCAACACAGGCTGACTTGGCTAATTTGCGTGTGGGCGAAGTGTACAGAGACACTGCCGACAACCGACTAAAGATTAAGGTTTAAAGATGGCACTGACACAAGATCAAGTTAATTGGTGGTTTGAACAAAACCCCGATGCTACGCCAGAAGATGTTGCCGAGGCTGTTAAAAGTATTGGCGGGTTAAGTGCCAACGAGGGTTTGGCTGGGATGATTGCCAACCGGTTTTCTATTGCTGAGCCAGACGTTACCAATTACTACAACACGTACACAGCGCCTAAAACGGATACGCCTGTTAAACAAGATACTCAAACATTTACAGACAACATTATATCTGGCGCGGGTACCACTGAGGATGACTTTTTAAACCTTGTTAGCCCACCGGCAGACAACATAACATCAACTGGCGGGTACACAAAATCTGCAACCGCACCAACTGGCGGTAACGTAAGCAACGTCATTGAAGGCGACGATATTGATACCCAGATATCCCAACTGCCGGAAGAATATGCAAGTTGGCGGCCTTCGTCTGTTCCGGGGTATGCCGATTTAGTTCGCAAGTCTGACGGGGCTGTATTACAACGCACCAAAAGTTCTACGTTTAGCGATGCCGACTTACTCAAAATGGGTCTGTCGTTTATCCCGGGGATGGCACCATTTGTTGCGGGGTACAACGCCCTTGAAGCGGCCAGTAGGGGCGACTGGACCGGCGCGGCTATCGGCGCTACTGGACTTATCCCCGGAATGCAAAACGTCAATACCGCACTGCGAGTTGGACAAGCTATTGACCAAGATAACCCATTTGGGGCAGTCACAGCGCTGGCTGGGAATACAGACGCACAAAATTTATTAGGCTTAGGCGACGTCAATGTTGGTGGGTTTACCACTAAAGATATTATGGCTGGTGCAAACTTAACTAAATCTGCACTAGACGGCAATACCGCTGGTGTTCTTACGCATTTGGGAACGTTGACCGGCAGTAGTGACACAGTGTTGGCTGGTCGGGCTTTGTCGTTATATAACCGTGTTCTAAACGGCGACGTTAAAGCTTTGGGCGAAGCGATGAGCCTATCTAACAGTATTGCAAGCGGGTCAACAGGTAGTACTGGCTCTACTACTGGCGCAAACATTACTACTTTGTCTGACGATGACTTGGCGGAACTACAACCCGGGGAATTAAACGCTTATCAAAACGGTGGCGTTCAAGGTTTAGCTGACTTTAGACGAGACATGCGGTTGCTCAATAGTTTAACCACCAGCGGTCGCACAGGCGAAGACACGGGCGGCGGCGACATAACCACCACAAGCACCGACATATCTGGCCTGCCTACAGGCGTACAACTTGCTTCGACTGGCGATGGCGTTTTTAGAACAGATGTGGGTGGTGTTCCAACGTATGCAGAAAGCTCTAATGCATCTAGTGTTAAAGCGCCTCTGGGCTACACCTTGCTATCTATGTCGGAGTCGGATAATAAACCTGAGGGGTCTTATTACGACATTACAGCTAACGCATGGTTTAAACCAGATACCGCAGTAACAAATTTGACTGGCAGCGCCACCATACAGGCTGATGCAGATTTATTTAACAACTCTATTGGCACACTGGACCAATTAGATACAACCCGAACCGCCGATGAATTTGCGGATTTCTTGGCCACTATTGGCATTACAAACGCTACGCAACTTACGGATAGCGGGCTGAGTAACCAAGACATTTTGAACATGATAAATGCTTTGGATGACACAGTTACCGTTACCGGCGCAACAGGCAATGATACTGTTACCGGCGCAACAGGCAATGATACTGTTACAGGCGCAACTTCTAACGACACAATCACAGGCGCTACTGGTAATGACAACTTAGAAACCGTAACGGTCACGGGCGCTAAAGGCAATGACACGGTTACTGGAGTTGACACAATTGCGGGTGGCGATGGAACTACCGATCTTGGTACCGTTACAATTGTGGATAAGAAGTGCCCACCCGGGCAAGTCTACGACGAAGACTTAAAACAATGCGTGCCTATTGAGACGGTAACAATTGTGGATAAGAAGTGCCCACCCGGGCAAGTCTACGATGAAGACCTAAAACAGTGCGTGCCTATTGCTAAAGACTTAAACTGCCCCGAGGGGTACGAGCCAAACGAAGCCGGTACCGAATGCATCCCGGTCGTTACGATTGTGGATAAGAAGTGCCCGCCCGGTCAGGTTTACGATGAAGACTTAAAACAGTGCGTGCCTGTTGTGGACGATTCATGCCCAGAAGGTTTTGAGCGTGATGAGGCTACAGGTAAATGTATTCCGGTAGTTACGATTGTGGACAAGAAGTGCCCACCCGGTCAGGTTTACGACGAAGACCTAAAGCAATGCGTGCCTATTAAAACTGACGAGTGCGAAACCGGATATGAAAAAGTTAACGGCGTCTGCGTACCTGTTTGCAAAGAAGGGTATTCGCGTGATGAAGCTACAGGTCAGTGTATTCCGGTCGTCACAATCATAGACAAGAAATGCCCAACCGGTCAGGTTTACGATGAAGAACTAAAGAAGTGCGTGCCTATTGAAACTGACGAGTGCGCCGAGGGTTTTCATAAAGATGCTACGGGTTTGTGCGTTCCTGACGATGATGAAGAATGCAAAGATGGGTACGAAAAAGTTGACGGTAAATGTGTGCCGGTTTGCAAAGAAGGCTATATCCGCAACTTAAAAACCGGCACTTGTGAAAAAGTAGAAAAAGAATGCCCTGTAGGTCAAGTACGCAATGCGGAAGGTAAGTGCGTACCTATTCCTAAAGAGTGCCAGCCGGGGTTTGAAAGAGTTAATGGTGTGTGCGTACCTGTGTGTAAACCCGGGTTTAAACGCGTCAATGGCGTATGTAAAAAAATTACAGCGGATACCGTAACTTCCTCAACAAGCGCGCTTAGTGCGCAAGGGGAAAGAACTGACCCAATTTATGCGGGTGCAATGGACGACTTTGATCTGTTTGCAACTTTGGAAGAACTGTTAAAAGACAATTCAGAACCCAAAAAAGATAACAAGAAATCCAAGGATAAGACTAAAATGGCTACCGGCGGGCACCTTGATGACCTGCTGGCGGAGCAGATGACGGTGGACGATCTGCTAAAACTACTACGCTAAGGACTCAAGATGGCATTAATTACCGAAACAGTTATCAACCCTGACACAGGTGAAGAAGAAACGTATACCTACGAAGACGGCACTGTTAGCACCTTTGACTTTACTGGGGGTGAGTCCCAAGATTACGATCTAACTTCGTCCGAAGCTTTGGCGGGGCAGGGGTTTTTGCAAGACGAACTCGGCAACGCCTATAAGATTGATGACTCTGGCAATTTAACTTTTAAAGACAGTAAAGGCACTGACTTTACATACAACGCAGAGAAGGGTGGGTTCACAGACAAAGACGGAAACTTTGCTGGCGGCGACAACTCCCTGCTTAACTACGTAAAAAAATACGGTTCAAAAGCGCTTGATTTGCTTAAAACAAACGGTAAGTTTGACCCAGCAAAACTGTTAACTGCCGGTATTGGCGCATATAAGCTTGCAACGTACAAAGATGAGGGTGGATACAACGTCCCTATCCCTAAGTTGGATGCAGTTACACAACAAATTCAATATAACGACCCAAACCGCAGACCCGGTTCTATGGGACGCCAGTATACGACTGACCCGCGTTACGTAAAGCAAGGCGATGCTACAAGCCTAGCCGCAGCCCAAGCTGCCTCGGACGCACAGAAAGCCGGTATCTTAGCCGCATACAAACCTGCAGCCGCCCCTCCTGCGGTTAACCCATACGCAGGCCAAATGGCTATGAAATACAACACACCTGCAACCGCTACAACTGGCGCTACAACTGGCACTTCAACCGCTGCAGCAACAACCCCCGCAGGTACCGGCATTGCCGCCGCTCTGCCAGTTATGCCAACCCAACAACAACTTATGGACCCCAACTATAAAATCAATTCAATTGGTATGGCTGATGGCGGTATCGCAATGGCTAAAGGTCGTTATTTGCGTGGTGGCACTGACGGTATGGCTGATAAGATTTCAACCACAATTGATGGTGACCAAGAGGCAGCACTAAGCCATGGTGAGTTCGTAATCCCTGCCGATGTGGTATCCCACTTGGGTAATGGCAACTCCGATGCAGGTGCCCAAAAGTTGTACGCCATGATGGACCGCATTCGTGAAGCTCGTACTGGCACAAAAAAACAGGGCAAAAAGATTAACCCCGACAAATTCCTTGCGGCAGCTTCGGGTGGTTTGGCTGCGGCTTACGCCGGTGGTGGCTCTGTACAAAAGTTTCAAGAAGGCGGTATCCCACTTGATACGTCTAAGACGTCTACGTTGTCCCCATGGGCCGGTGACTACGTTACCAATATGTTGGGCAAAACACAGGCCCTGACCGAAGCCCCTCAACAGGTATACGGCGGTCCTTTGACGGCGGGTGCATCTAATTTGCAGCAGCAAGGGTTTGCTGGTATCGGTGAAGTTGCCAAGGGTGGATTTAATCCAACCACATTTACTAATCAGTATAAGGCTCCCACAGCGTACAGTCCTACAACTTCGTCTTTTGATACGGCAGCTGCTAGTCAGTACATGAACCCGTATCTGTCGGCAGCTTTGCAGCCACAGATTGATGAAGCCCGCAGGCAGTCCCAGATTACCCAGCAGCAGAACGCTGCCAAGATGACTCAGGCTGGCGCGTTTGGTGGCTCACGCGGTGCAATTATGGACGCTGAAACCCAACGTTCTTTGGGGGCTAACTTAGCCAACATTACCGGCACTGGGTACAACACTGCCTACGACAAAGCCATGGCTCAGTTTAATGCTGACCAAGCACGTAAGATGGCAGAAGCTCAGTATGGTGCTACACAAGGTATGACATCTGCACAGAACACGGCGCAATACGGTGATGCAGCGCAAAGAGCTACGGAAGCGTCGCGCCAATACAGCGCAGACTTTGGACTTAAGTCGCTAAACGATCTAATGGCCGCAGGTGCCACACAACGAGGTATCGAGTCTGAAGGTATTGCCGCAGACAAAGCTCAGTTTGAACAGCAGCAAGCTCGTCCTTACACTAATTTGGAGTTCCAACGCAAGATGCTGACCGACCTGCCAATTGGGGCGTCAACAACATCGACAAACCAAGACACATTATCTAAACTGCAGACAGACATTGGTGGGCTTGCATCGTTGTATCAAAAATTGGCTAACCTTAAATTGGGATGAAGGTAAATCATGAATCTCGTTAAAGCGCAAGAATACGCACAGTCGCTCCCCATATCGGACTTGCAAAAGTACGCGGATGGAATGAACCCCGCCATGATTCCCCCATGGGTAGCCACCGGCGTTATGCAAGCTAAAACAAAACTTGCTGAGACGGCTAATAATCTAGAAGGCGCAGAAACTGGCGAACAACCCAGCGTCAAGGAACAAATTGAACAGAAAGCCGGATTGTTGGGGCTTCAAATGGCTCAGCAACGGAATACGCAACAGCAACTGATGCAGCCACGCCCTATGGCCGGTCCTGTACCTACGGGAACTCCACAACCCCAAGCACAACCTCGACCCCCACAAATGGCTGGGCTTAACCAACTGCAGTCCAATATCAAGATGGCAGGTGGCGGTATCGTTGCGTTCGCTGCTGGAGACAAGGTTAAAGCTGGCCCTGAGTTTATTAAGTTTTTACAGAGCATGGGTATTGACTACACAGATTTTGTAAAGTCTCCCGCCGCCGCGCAAGATAATATTAAGGACATGTTTCGTTCCGTACAAGGCTCACAGCCAACGGCACAAGCAGCGCCTACTCCACAGACCATTCAAGGTAACGCCTCTCCAAAAGCCTTTGCCGCAGGTCAAGCCATGCGCCCTGCAATAGCCGCAGCAAAGAATATAGCCAATATAGCCAAAACTAAAGCAATTCCCGGTGCTAACGTAGGTTTAGCGGCCTATCAA